TTTTGTTAAAACAATGGCTGTATTTTTTAATGGATCTAGAATGTTAGAATCAATAGAAAAATTAGTTCTTACTGGTAAGTTAGATAAAGTTAATAAAATGAGATTAAGAAATCTTGGTATAACAGATGATCTAGCCAAAAAAATATATACTCAATATACAAAACATGGATATGGAAAAAATGCTAAATCATGGAAGTCTGTTGGTGATAATTATAAATATATGCGTGTTGGTAATACAGAAGCATGGGATCAAACTGATGAAGCAATAGAAGCTACTAAAGCATTTCATGCAGCACTAGGTAAACAAGCAAGAATAGATATTGTTACTCCAAGTAAAGGTGATGTACCATTATGGTCTAATACAGAACTTGGTGGAATAATATTACAATTTAAAAAATTTGGTATAGCCTCTACTCAAAGTATGTTGTTTAGAGGTATGCAAGAAAGAGATGCATTATTTTTACAAAGTGTTTTAATGTTAATGGCTGCTGGTGCTATGGTAGATGCATTTAGACAAAAAGCATTTGATAGAGATTATAGTAAAAAACCTACTGGTCAAAAATTAGTAGATGCATTTGATAGATCTGGTTTAGGTGGATATTTTTCAGATATTAATAATGCTATTGAAAGATTAAGTAATAATCAAATAGGAGCTAGACCTTTGTTAGGATCTAAAAAGCCTTATGGAACATATAACCAGAAAAAAAATCTTGGGCCTTATGGTATGCCAATAGCAGATGTTCTTGGTCCAACTGCTTCTCAATTAGAAAATATTGCAGATATAGCTTTTTCTTGGGGTACAGGTAAATACAATCATCATACTGCAAAGAATGTGCGTAGACTTTTACCCTTTCAAAATGTATGGTTTTTAGATTCATTATTTGATGAAGTTGAAAAAGAAGGACTTAGATGAGCATTACAATATCAGCAACAGATCCTAGAGTACAATATACTGCTAGTGGTGGTCAAACAGCATTTAGTGTACCATTTGAATTTTTTGCCGATGCAGATTTAGTAGTAATAAAAACTTCTGGTGGAACAGATACTACATTAACTTTAGCTTCTAGTCCATCTAGTGCTGCACAATATTCGGTAACTGGTGCTGGAGCTAGTGGTGGTGGTAATATTACTTTAGGTGGTGGAGCTACTGTAAATGATAAATATACTATATTTAGAAATTTAAGTATTTCTAGATCAACTGATTTTCCAACATCAGGTACATTCCCAATAGAAACATTAAATACAGAATTAGATAAACTTGTTGCAATGATACAACAAAAAGGAGTAGATATTAAACTATCTCCTAGAGCTTCTTCTTCATCATCAACTGCATACAATTTAATATTTCCTGAGTTAGTAGCTAACAAAGTATTATCGGTTAATTCTTCTGGTAATGCTATTGAGTTTAGTCAATCAATTACTGACGTACAAGCTGTAGCTGCAATAGCTTCTGATGTATCGGCTGTGGCTGCAATAGCAAGTGATGTAGCAGCAGTAGAAAATATTGCTAGTGATGTATCGGCTGTTGCCGCAGATTCTTCTGATATAGGTGCTGTTGCTGGAAAAGCTACCGAGATTGGAAGATTAGGTACTTCTGATGCAGTAGCAGATTTAGCAATACTAGGTACTTCAGCAATCGTAACTGACATGGATTTATTGGCAACTTCTGCCAATGTAACAGCTATGGGGCATTTAGGTACTTCGGCTAATGTAACTGCTATGGGATTACTAGGCACAAGTGCTGTTGTAACTGATATGGGTTTATTAGGTAATGCTGATGTAATTGCTGATATGGCTCTCCTTGCTGATGCTGATGTAATATCAGATATGAATACTCTTGCTACAAGTGATATTGTAAGTGATCTTAATACTCTTGCAACAAGTGATATAGTTTCTGACTTAAATACCCTTGCTACTTCTGACATAGTGTCAGATATTAATACTTTAGCAACTTCAGATATTGTATCTGACTTAAATACTTTAGCTACCTCTGATATTGTTACTGACTTAAATATCCTTGGTACTTCTGCAAATGTAACAAATATGGCAACACTTGGAGCTTCTGGTGTTGTTGGAAATATTGCTACTGTTGCTGGATCAATTTCAAATGTTAATACTGTTTCATCAAATATTAGTAATGTAAATAATTTTGCAGCTAGATATAGAATAGATTCAAGTGATCCTAGTTCTAGTCTTGATGCTGGTGATCTTGCATTTAATACAAGTTCTAATACTCTTAAATATTATGATGGATCGGCTTGGCAGAATATAACTGCTGATACAGATGTTAAAACTAAGGTTAGTTCTAACGATTCTACTGCTGGTTTTTTAAATGGTAAACTTGTTGCTGGTGACAATGTGACGTTTACAGAAAACAATAATGGTAGTAATGAAACTTTAACTATTGCAGCAACAGATCCAACTGCTCTTGCAATAGCTCTCGGATAGAAAGGAGAATATGGCTAATACATTTAAAACTGTAACTTTTGCAGCTGAGCCAGCTTCGGCTGGAACACCTTATACAATGTATACTGTAGCTGGTAGTACAACTACTGTTGTTCTCGGTTTACGTCTTACTAATATCCATACTACTTCTGTATCTGTTGAAGTGGAATTGGTTAGTGATACTGCAAATCGTAATGGAGCAAACAATGTAGCTAATGGTACTGCGTTTCTAGCTAAAGATGTTGTTATTCCAGCAAAATCTAGTTTAGAAATTTTGGCTGGTAGCAAGATTGTAATGGAAACTACAGATGTACTAAAGATAGATTGTTCAGTAGCTGATAAAGTTTCTGGTGCATTATCAATAATGGAGATTACTTAAGAGTGACCTACATTGGACAACAACCTAGCACTACTTTTGATAGTGGTATTCAAGATCGCTTTACTGGTTTAACAACTAACACAGTAACGCTTACACATGACATATCTGCTGAAACAGATATTCTTGTTGTATGGAATAATATCGTACAGGATAGTTCTACATATAGTGTTGGTGGTGCTGGAAATAAAACTTTGACCTTGGGTGGCACACTATCAAGTGGGGATGTGGTTACTTGTTATTACACAAATAAAGTAATGCAGTCGGTAAACCCAACTGCAAATTCAGTAGGTGTAACAGAATTAAATTTATCTGATGGCTCTAATGGTCAAGCAATAACTACTAATGGAAGTGGTACTTTAGCTTTTGCTACTGTAGGTGGAAATAATACTCCATCATTTTCTGCGAAATTATCAAGTGACCAAAGTGCCTCTAGTGGTGCTGAAACAGTATTAGCTTTTGCAACAGAACAATGGGATAGTGACTCAAAGTTTGCAAGTAATAAATTTACTCCAACTGTAGCTGGTAAATATGTAATCAATGGTATGATTATGCTTAATGATATAACAGTTCAAAATAAAAGACTTCAACTTTTGATATACAAAAATGGAAGTTTTTTTGCAGATGTTGAAACTATTGCTTCATCAGAAACAAGTACAGACCCAACTTTATCTATAAACTTGTTAATGGAATTTAATACATCAGATTATGTTGAATTAAGATTTTATCACAATGTAGGAAGTACAGTAACTGTAAGGTCTGGTTATTCATTTTTTCAAGGTTACAAATTAATAGGAGCATAACATATGGCATTTAGTAAAATAGCAGCAGAAAATTTAGGTGGCTCTACACTTCCAGCTTTAGCTGGTGGTAGTTTAACTGGAGTGGGAAAAATAGGACAAGTTTTAAGAACTCAAAGTAATTCTTCTACATCATTAGCTACAACAACTTATTCTGATATTGGTTTATCACAAGCTATTACTTGTTCATCAACATCATCAAAAGTTTTAATTATGGGGTCTGTTCAACATTCTAAATCTGGTACAAATACTGATAGAGGTCATGGATTAAAAATATTAAGAGACTCTACAAGTGTTTTTCAAACTCAAACTTTATATTATGCTTATGACAGTTCACAAAATAGTAGTTTTAATGATGGAGATTCAACTCCATTTTTCTATTTAGATAGTCCTAATAGTACAAGTGCTATTACTTACAAAATCCAATGTGCTACATGGAATAGTGGAACAGTAGTTTTTCAACCAGACTCAAACCAATCCCCACTTGTTTTAATGGAGGTATTAGCATGATACTTTTAACTAATGTTAAATGTTGCTCTGCAATTAAAACTTTAAAAACAGATGCAGAATTTAGATTTACAGGATTAATTGATAGTGAAGATGATTTTAATAAAATAGAATGGAAACAATCTGATGATAGTTTTTCAACATCTAATCCTCATTCAGAAATTACTTATGCAAAAGTAAAAACAGAAATGGATAAACTATGACTTATGTAGGTGCAGTACCGACAACTGGCGATTTTAAAGTTCTTGATAGTATAACTACTTCAAGTGCAACTACCTTTAACCTTCGACAAGGGGGTGTTGCTGTATATCCTCAATCAGCTAATCATTGTCTTGTAGTTTTAAATGGAGTTTTACAAACTGCTGGTAGCAGTTTCAACATTGTAAATGACACAATAGTTTTTGCAAGTTCGCTTAGTTCGAGTGATGTAATAAATCAAATCTTAGTATTAGGTAATGTTAATGATATTGGTGTACCAAGTGATGACACAGTATCTACTGCAAAACTTCAAAGTTCTGCTGTAACTGACGCAAAAATTTCTGCTATGGCATCTAGTAAATTAACTGGTGTAGTACCTACAGCAAATCTTGGTAGTGGCACAGCTTCTTCAAGCACAGTATTATATGGAGATCAAACTTACAAGGCAGAGCCTAGTGGTAATTTAGTAAAACTAGCGCAAGCTAACTCATTAACAAACACAGGAACTATAAATATTGATAGTGTTTTTACAAGTGTTTACACAGGTTATAGATTTCTTTGTACATTTAAACCAGTTAATTCAGATGTGCATTGTACTTTTAGATGGAGAGATGGAGGAAGTGATTTAACTGTTTCTCAATATTATGGTTCTTGCAGAGGTGGTTATGTAAATGGAAGTGGTGCAGGTGCACAAAGTTTTTCAGATTGGGGTAGTTCTAGTGCAAAAATAGCAGATAGTTTAAATAATAATAATTATAATGCTCTACATTTAGATATGTTGTTATATCCTTATAATAGCACTGGAGTTGCAAATATTGGAAGTATAGATAATGCAAGTGTTATTGTTTATCAATCACATTATTGGGCTGATGGTGAAAGACAAGAACAAGTGTCTGGTGGAAATACATATACTCAAACAACTGTTCCAGATGGATTTGGATTTGATTTAAGTGGTGGAGATTTTGATGGATATAACTACGCATTATTTGGATATAAAGG